GTCTGGGTCGCCAGCGTCGTCAGTACGACTAGAAGATGCGAATCCACGCAGTCTTTCTTTTTCTGACCTTCCACGGTCAGGTCTGTACTTAGAGTCTTTTTGTACCCTGCGTAGTTCATTTATGAAGTCGCCACCAGTAATGTCCTCATCGCCCCATGAATCTGCTATTTCTTCAAGTTGAGTGTTCTTTTCCCCGCCCTTTTTTAGGGCTTTGCGCAGTTTATTAGTCAATTCTTCCGGCTGCATGGATGGGTCAAGTTCTTGAATATGTTCTAGAACCATCTCTAATTCATATTGCAAATCTTGAGTATCGAATTCACCATTTCTGATTCTTTCTTTCATCGCGGAAGTTATAACGCTTTTACCCAATGAATCAAGCCAGTCTGCAAAATCTTCAGAGCCTCCAGCCTCGCCCTGTAGACCTCTTTCGACAATGTCAATAAGGTCTTCAAGAGCAAATTTTGCTTGTTCTTTTGCATCTTCTGGGCGAAGTTCTATTTCTCCCCTGCCCCACCATGGGTCAGAGTATTGTTCTTTTCTTCTAGTAGCCCAAAAATCTTTTGCTCTTTTAGCAATATTTTCAGCCATATCCCTGAAATCGCTTTCAAGGTCTGATGAAAGTTCTTCAAATTCTTTTAATTCTGATTTTGAACCAGTTTTTTCAATTTCAGAAAATCTGTCAGTAAGCGCTTCCTCTATTGCGTCTTCAACCGAACCAAGAAAATCATCAATTTGCTCTCTACTCTCAAACTGTTCAATAAAATCTTCGTCAGATAGTTTTTCAACAAGATTTTTTCTTACTTCAGATAACGCTTTTCCAGGACTTTCTTTGATTTTTTCTTTTGAAAGAGGAGCAAAAATTTCATTTAAAGAAGACAAAACCTTGTCGTATTCATCTTGATGAAATGAGTAAATGTTGCCATCTCTGTTTGTTATCTTTGAAGCATTGCCCTTGCCAACTATTGTTCTTGCTGCCTGGTCAATAACGTCGTCTACTTTTTCTGCTCTTCCCGAAACAAGTTCCGGTTTACCGGAAGACGATGCAAAGCCTTTAGGTTTTCTATTTTTTAAATTTTCATCAGAGAATGGTTTTTTCCTGGAAAGTTGTTGACCGGTTCTGGCTTTTTCGTAATCTTCGATTATGTCCCTTACGCTGTCTTCGGGAATATCTAATCTATTCGCAAGTTTGGTTATATCTTCGTCACTACCGATATTGTTTAAAATTCTTATGTAATTTGCATCGGCTTCATCAATTAGGTCACGACCCCACTTGTCTCCAAGTATGTTCGTTATTTGTTCGTGTGTTCTTTCCGGCTTATTGCTAGTTGACGCAAAGCCAGCACCTCCCTGATAAGCCTCAACCGCTCTTCTGGCATTAACTTTTCCGCCAGTTGCTCTATCGTTTACACCGGGAATAGCAGGTCTTTGAAACGGTGTTCCTTCTTGTACTAGGCCGTCTCCGTCTCCGTCCCAGGCATTTGGGTCGAAGCGCGCAAAAGCAGCCCTACCGGCTGCTGGACCTTTTCCCAGGCCGCCACGGAGATTACGCCCAAGACCTTTCTGCGCATTATCTATTGCCTCTACTAAGTCCTTTGTCACCCCTGACGTAATTAATATTCCGTCTTCCGTAACAATGGACTCAACTCTGTGATAATCAAAAATTGGGTCAAGGATTGATTTTGTGTGAAAAGCACTTTCTAATTCAACCGGAATTAGGTAGCCCTTAGTTTCAAGGTCTTCTTTTTCTGCAGAAGCAATTACGTCTTGAAGATTTTCGAGAATAGACTTAAGTTTTGAAAGATTTCTTTTGTTGATTGTTCTTCCAACTTTTTCATCCAACTCTTGCATCAACGCATCTTCAAGTTCTTCTAGTTGCCCAGATAGGTCAGACTTTGGCATTACAACCATTCCATTTGGGTCATATCCAGGTTTTACCTGCATTGGCATCATTGGCATCTGCGAAGGAACAACAACTCTTGAACCAGATGGTTTTCCACCAAACTGTGATGGCTTATTTTGGCCGTTTACAAGTTCTGGCTTGCCAAACATGAATGTTGAGTAATTGTCTGGCGTGTGATATCCGATTCTGAATGTCATTGGGGTGCCATTTGGCATCATTCTTTGGAATACTGCTGTATTTTCCGTTGCCTCAACTAGTCTTACTTGAGAACCAGTTCTTTCCATTATTTCTTTTTCTAGACGCTGTCTTTGGCTTCCATCAATCGGCTGCGCAAGGCCCTCGGAGAAAATTGGCTTTTCTGATTCATACTTGTCATCGTCATCTTCGTCTTCTTCTCTGATGACTATTACATTGGGTTTCATCGGCATTTGACCCATCATGTGATGGGGGTTCATCATTCCCCATCCCTTCTCCTCTTCTGCTAAAGCCAACTCATCCGACTTAACGGATATTGTCCCAGTCAGTTGATTTGCGCCATGTAGAACTGGAGAAACTTCGTATAGTTCGACTTCTTTTAAAACATTCGCCTGAATGTTTGGGTCAAAAATTGCATCAAGCGTTTTATATCCGATTGACCATTCCTGTTCTTGACCGAAGAAAGCGACATTCGCAAATGCCTCACGACCCTTTTCCGAATTCAAGTTGAACTGAACTTTTGCGTAAAGACCGCCTATCCCTGCATTAATCATTTTTTGCGGAAGTCTTCTATCGCCAGGCGGAACTTCGTAAATCTCTAGAACTTTGCCAATTGGGTCATTCCAGTTGTGACCCCAGACAACTCTTGGCTTTCTTCTTGTAAGGCTCTTGGAAAAAGCGCCAGCAATCAAAACATCGCCAACCGAGTCCTTGTTTCCTATTCCGGCAACAAAACACTCAACAATTCCCTGCGCCTCATCTACATTGAACTGTCCTGGCATAGCCTTGAATTCGATACTGCTATTAGACATTGTCTCTCCTACGCACTAGATAAAAGAATGATAAACCACAATGACGCAACTGATTGCAAGTATTGATTTGGTTTATTTATTTAGAATAAATAAACTACATCCGAGAACCCATTGACCACGCGATTCTGGCCTCACTCTGCGCTATTTCGTATTTTTTCTTTGCTATAAGATTCGTAAATATTCCAACCAACGATGTTCTGAGCGCAGTTGAACGCTCCTCGCCATCAGCAATGTTGAGAGTCCCCAGTATCGAGTTGCTAATTTGCTGTGCGGTTTCATCATTGATTGACTTAATTCTCTCAACTTGTGAATTGACCTGAGCAACAATGTCTTCTTTTTTGATTGGTGTCTTAATCAAAGACTTTTCGGCAAACATTGTCTGGGAATCGGTAATTATCGCATTCAACACTGGTTTGATGTCTTCTTCTATTTGCTTTGACCAAACTTCTGTTTGAAAAACGCTTTCGGTGTCAAGGAATCCAGAGATTAGTTGTTTTCTGGCTTTTGCACCCGCTGCTTTTTCCAGAACAACCCGCTGTTGTCTTTCAAAGATTCTCTCAAGGCTTCTGTCAAGAATTTCTGTCCATCTATCAAGCGTGTTGTCTTCTTCTGATTTTGTCCGCATTCCTCCATAAGACATTGAAGCCTGCTGTGGTGCCGTCTCCATAGAAGCCTGTTCTGGCGGAGCAACTTCTGGACCCATTCCAGCCTGTGCAGCCATTGACTGATTCTGTGATGCCAACTCCATTGCGCCCTGCATGGTTGTTGGGTCTGGAGGAGCGGCACCCTCTGGTGGCATTCCAGGCATTGCCCCTGGTGCCCCTGGTGCCCCTGGCATTCCCGGAGGAGGTGGAGCACCCATGACACCAGCCTGCGCTGGTTGTTCCATTTTTTTCTTTGTGTTGGCGATTGGTGTCAGGTTTGGGTTTAGTAGCAGAGAGTCTGCTAGGTCGCTTTCGACTTCTTTTCTTCCGGTTTTATCTCTGTACTCATTGAGGCTGATTAGACCCTGCGTGAACTCTTCTTTTGTGTATCTGTTTCTTTCCTGCTCGTACAAAATTAAAACAGGAACATTTGAGACATCAAAATCTATGTAGTAATCATCATCTAGTTCATCTAGCGCTCTACCTATTGGCTCTAGGTGTGGAAGCATTGTTTCGTTCCAGAAAACTCTAATTTCTTCACCGGCATTAGAAAATGTTCTGCCAGCAGCATTTCCAATGACAGATTCTGGAACGCCAAAAGATGCAAGAATTTCTTCTTTTGTAATCTGACGCATCTGAATATATGCAGCGTCTCGTGGGCTTGCTGATGTA